CCGGAAGAGCTGCGTAAAAAGGCGGAGGCTGAAAAAGTTCGCTGCCTTGCTGAGGCTGAATCAGCCATTGCACCACTGGCACGGGCAGTAAAGCGGGATATCGCGACCGATGAGGAGCAGAAGCGACTGGACGCCTGGGAGCTCTACAGCGTTCTGGTCAGTCGGGTGGATACAGCTTCCCCTGACTGGCCCGAAAAGCCCGAATAAACAACAAAGGCCGCTATGCGGCCTGTTCTTTTTTTGCTCCCTTATGATGTACTTCCCAAAGCGTGATGCCTATCGAATCACAGAAATCGCCCAGGTGGTTTAGCCCTGACCACTCCCGGATTCCTCCCCTTGCCGCCTCAACGAAGATTGCAGCATCGACTGAACGATGCAGACCGAACAACCGCCATTTCCCTTTATCCGTTTTGGTTGCCACTATGCGTGTGAACATGCCATTTTCGTAAAAGTCCCTGAATGCTGGTTTTTTTCGCGTTGTCACTTTCATAAAAGACAAATCCCCGAAATGTTATTAACAAATCGGGGATATGTTCTCACAATTCTATGAAATGACTTTTTTATTTCTCAGCGGTCATGATGCCTGTGCAATATCTCGCGCTGACGGTAATGGGTTGCTGTATACCATACCGCTGATAACTGGCGCGGTATTCAACTGGCTTTCATTTTTCCGTTTCAGCGTGACTGACAGCGCCCGGTTAGTTTCCTGATTAGTCAGTGGCTGCGTGGACAGCAAAATCATCGTTAACGGGATGACCACCATTCCTGACTGTTCCAGAAAGCGGCGCTTTCCACCCAGCTTGTATTTTGGCGTTATCCCGGAAACAGCCAGATTCAGGTAGTTATCCGGGGCGGTATCGGTCGCTGTTTTTGCAGGGCAGAAAATAACAGCCTTGTCGAATCCTGCTACGGTAAGCTGTAACGCCGATAAATCAGGCGGTGTTGATAACGGTGCATTTTCGCCATGATATATCTCTAAATCACACACAACACGCTGTAACGGGTTCTGAAACTTTAACGACCACGATCCAGCAAGAAGCCCGCCAAATACATCTATGGTGTGCTGTGGGTACGGTATGCTGTTTATTGGCGCACTGCTGCCACGTATTTCTGCTGGCATAAGCCAGTCAGGGACAACGCCAGAATCATTAATTGTCGCTTTTTCAAGGTCAGATATCGCTACCAGTTCTTCCGGTGTTAATGCCATTATTTCCCCTTAGCTGTAAGAAGCTGGTCAATGTGCGCGGCTTTGGCGTACAGGTCGTTAAAAATGTAATTCAGTTCTGCGAAATCAACGGCATCCCCCTGAATCAGTCCTCCTGTCTGGTCTATGTAGGTTGGCCTGAAACCATCACCCTGCTTTGTGATAGATGGAGGTTTGGTGCTGGAGTATTCCGAACCGCGAACAGGATAGACACGGGGTACAGTTGCAAAACTATTCATCATGCATTCACCCTGGCTAATAAATTACGATATTTTTTATACAGGTCGTTGAGTATGAAATTCATCACCTGCGCGGATACGCCATCACCAAACACCAGATTGCCATTCTCATCGAAATAAGTTGGCGCAAAGCCGGTAGCCTGTAATTCCTGCGATGGTTTCTGTTTGTTGGGGATATCAGTTCCCCCCAATCCTTTATAGGTTTTGTCTGACTCAGCCCAGCTATCCATTTTTCACCTTTATCTGTTTGACTGTAACCAGTGTGTTGAATGGCGTAATTAGCTCGCCACCATTTACCGTTGCTGTTCCGTCAATGCGGGTTAAAAGCGAACTAACCGCCCTGATACGGATGCCTTTTGATTCTGTTGCCCGTATTGTCTTTTGAGTTCGCTCATACCTGATACCAGCCCACACACAAGGGAAAGCATTACCGGGAAACATTGGCGCATGATTAGTAAGTTGAACGTTTGGCGGTGTTGCCGCACTGTAGATATCGCCGCCAAACGTCACGGAGACAAGAGAGTCAGGCAATTCGATATCAGGAGCCATACCGCCGCATTGCACAAACACAGTACGCAGTGGCACACGATTAAAAGCAGCTCCTGTCGCACCGGTGGTTAATCCAACCCGGCTTAACGGCAGCCAGACGAGGTTGTATACCTGCTGCATATATGCGCCAACTGATGGTCTTGATTGTGTCGAAACGCTCTGTTCACCCCTAGCCTGTTGCAGCACCTTCCGGTAATCATCATCATCGCGCCCTTCTCTTTTGATGCTGTATTGTTCTCCCCAGGCATCAAGCAGAATTCCCGTTGAATCATCCAGGGAAAACCCTTTCTTCATGTACTCAATCGCTGCAACCATGCTGCGATTCCCTGATTTCAACGCAGCGATTAAGTCAATATTCCGCTGATAACGTACTTTTGACGTAAGTCTTTCTTTTGCCAGTTGTTCCGGGCTTTTTATTACTGGTTCCATCAGGCCACCGTTACAGATGTAGAGTCAGTAACCGCAATAATGCCGCTACCTACAGAAACATGTTTATCTGCTGGCGGTGATGTAATGCCAATTTTTACCGTTACGTCCGTCAGCGTTGAAAATGCAGACAGCAAACGGGCATATATTTGACCAGCAAACACATCTTTACCCGGCGAAAGCTGTGCGAAATAAGCAGTGATTATGTTTTTTGCCACGCTGACATAATCCGTAGGTCTGCCAGTTGTTTCGCTATCCCAGATATCGCCAGACACATCGACGTAAACAAGCTGGAAACTCTGACGGCTGAAATATACCGTTTCCGTTATCTCGCCGTCTGTTGCAGTTCCTGACGTATCGCCATGAAAACCGCATTCTGCGGCGGCAGCATCGTAAATAGCCTGTGCAATTGCATTATCATCACCACCAGCTACAAATACCTGTATCGACTTACCGGGGATTCCCTCTGCGTTAGTATTAATACCCCGGTTTACTTCTACTGATGCGTAAGAGACTCCGCTGACAGCTAAGACGGCATTTTTAATGCCGGGACGTGATGCGCTGATGTTAACGCGTGCCGCCGCCGCTGCTGCCTGTATGCGCACGCGATAAGACTCATCATCTTCAATGAGATAGCCCTTAACACCGTTGGCCAGTACCAGAATTTCATCAGTCGCAACATAGCCAAACAATACAGCCGGAAACTCTGTATCACTCTGGTAGTAAGCAACTGCCGGTATACCAGCCCTGACAATATCAAATACATCATCTGCAAAGGAAAACTGAATCAGTGTCCTGCCATCGGCAGCATAAAGTAACGTGCCATATGACGATTTATATGTCGTAATTGATGTTTCAGCCGCTGTAATTTGCGTATACAGGCGACTGAGTATCGATTCTGATGTATCACCTTCCTGAAACTGAGTTGAAAATGGTTTACCTGATATATTGATAGTAAAGGCATTTCCGGTTGTTATGGCATCATCACGAACTCTCAGTACGAAACCGGTTGCTGTCTTACCATTTTCTCTTATTTCGTTGTTTGAAGCCCAATACCCTGCACTACCTGAGATAGTAAACGTCTCTCCTGATTTGATTACCTGCCCCGGCTGCAAAAGGTGAAGAACATAAGCCAGTGAGCGAGTTAGCCCGTAACGAGGAAGATTAAAACGTTCTCCCAACCCATCTAATTGCACCCCTTCTGCCATTGAAATAAAAAAACCGGAAAACACCCAGCCAATAGCTTCAATGATGTTTAAGTCGTCTTCCGCTACTATTGCTATCGTCTGTCCGACAAGCGAATCTCCGTCCGGGTTAACCTCACCTAATGCTGCCTTTAATTTTTCGTACTTATCGCCCCGTAGCTCAGGCAGCCTTACACCATGCCAGCCACTATTGTTAACTAATTCCACTTGTTACCTCTGTGCTATCCGAGCCAACGTAGATCGCAAAGCGAATTGTATAATTCCCCTTTTCATCGTTGATGGTTGTGGTTCTGGCGTCGCTGACCCCCTGTGTACGTCTGGCCTCGGCATTAATCATATTAGAAACAATTGATGCAGGAAGACGTGACGCCATGATGCCTGGTATCCACGGTAAGCCCTGCGTTTCATCAAGCCACCATTCACCGCGATTTGTCCCTACCCTTATTTCTGCCTGCTGCGCAATGCCATCAATGCCGCCGTCCAGTACGAAATCACCGTTACGGAGAATTACCCCGTCTTCATCCTGCATAATGTCCAGCATCAGTAGTTCATCCCCTCAACAAATGCCAGTTTCGAAACCCAGACAAGGCACCGGCTCGAACCAACAGCCTCAATCCGCTGTACCTTTCCAACGGGAATAAATCGCTTCCCCCTGCACGTAGGCATAACGAGCGTTAATAATTCATCTGGTTGTGGCCTGTGCGTTGAAAGAAAACAGCCTTTCACACCCTGACGATACTGTGTTGTTGTGATATTCATTCTGTATGCATCCACTTCTCAACGTGAACTACTGTTACCGCCGCATCAAGTGATTCAATATCCAGCAGGTCATCAAGATCGAAACCTTCTCCAGCGTCGTTCAGCATCTGCGCCATAGCTGCATGATGAGGAAGTTCAAATGGCAAATCGCAGTAGAACGGCATGTACTGGTCTTTAGATTCACGACATGTCGCCATAACCATATAAAGAGGTGCATTAATCAGTGGAATACACTCGACTCTCTCTACGATGAGCCCGGTACGCTCAGTAACGTTGATAATCTCGCCTTTGCTGATGGTAGTGCTGTAATCACCAGCCATCAGAAAGCCTTTGTTTGAAAGCGCAATTTGCGCCGCGTCATCATTAAATTTCATGGCGATTCCTTATGTTGGTTCATCGGAAAGGTTGCCCTGTCCGTTTTCTCTGTGTTTATGAGATTTACCGGACTTGCCGCCGCTGATATGGTCAGCCGCTTCGCTTGTTCCTGTTACTTTTACGTTGCCGCCAAATTCAGCGTTACCACCGCCTTTAGCCCCCTGACTGATAGAGCCAGAAATCGTTAAATTCCCGTTGATAGTGGTCATTGGCGCGGTCATATCGATTCCGCCCGGCGCGTTAACGGTCATTTTGTTGCCCGTAAAGGCAAATGTTGCCCCCTGTCCGGTATCACCTTTAATGCTCCCGTCATCCCACTCTATGAAGGCGCTACCGCTAAAAATTCGAATTCCTGGGCTATCTGGTATCTGATGAATGGCTTTATCTGAGAAACCGCACAGAGCGACTGAATTTGATAAGGTTTTGTGGTCTGGTTCGTCACCGTCACCGTGGGACAGCGCTATTAATAAGCACTCATCACCGGGTAAAACTCGACCGCTGATACCGGACTTACCACCATCCCAGACCAGAGAAAGAAGGCGCACATTTTCAACAATTGGATAAGCAACAGGATCTGGATTGTCGCCAAATAAGCGCTTAGGTGTTGGCCTGACCGTTGCACGCCCTTCGTATACGGATACAATCACGGCCTCAAGAGCAAAAAGCGCTGAATTAAGCGCCTGCTCGATGATTGCAGTAACCTGACTTCCCGGCCTCATGCAATGATTCCCTCCCATGATGTTGACCATGCCTGACGGTCACGCGTACTGAATCTGTGGGATATTTTCTTAACAATGATGTTCCATCCTTCACCCATTGAAGGAGATGTAAGCTCAATCTGTTCGCCAATCTCGACGCCGCCACGTAAAAGCGATTCCCAAGTAATAGCTTCAATAACTCCCATCTGGCGGCGAGCGCCTTTTGAGTAATCAACCTGTGAACCCTTCGGGGGCCATTGATACGTAGTTATGCTCTTATCGTGCTTCTTCTGGATTTGGTCTTTTTCCGATGGGTTCTTTTTTTTGGTGCGCTTTGGTGAGTGAATTTTCAAAAACGGAGCACCGAGTAAGCCTGTTTCAGGTGAGAAAATAGCAGCACCATTAAGAACTGAATCACCGGCAGTGACGACTATTGACTGGTATTGAATTGACCAGGTTGCATTAACTGGCTTGCATAAGCTGTTCAGCACATCGCGGGATAATGCGACACCACTGATATTCTTAGGCAACACTAATGCAGCGGCGGCTTTCGAAACCTGACACCCTAGCCCCATATCTGACGCAACCAGTAGCACAGCTTCTCTAAGGTTTTGCCCCTTTCGAAAAGTGCGCGATGTTACGCTGGCGCGGAATGGAATAAGCGCCTCATAAATTTTCATTTTCAGTCCGTAAACCTCGTTAGGCTTGATGGTGACGGCACTGATTAGCTCCCCCTGAAAAAGAGTGAACATTCCTTCATCTATATAGCCAGCAGCAACGCTGACGGTAGAGCCAGCCTGAGCGATTGCATTCTGCGTCTGAGGCGTGAGCCCCCACATGGTCAACTCAGCTTCGTTCGGTTCTTTTTCATCGTCACGCACAGACGAAAAATCCACATCTACATCAGTGATGTGAATCATCTCGCCATCTGTGCAATTAACGGTTATCTCGAACTGACGCCCGTAAGCCATAAAAATCACCTCCTTATATAGAAGTGATTTAAAGACAACGCTCAGGCTAATTACAGAAACGCCGCCAGCGGTAATACGTCAATATTTGGTACAAGGCTGAATCTGTGGATAAACGCAATAAAAGTTGCCACCTGCACGAATTATGTTAGTGGTCAATATCACTTCAAAGCGGCGTGGATTCTGGATTCTGTTGTGGATAACATTTATTGTGCCAGTTTTATTGTTATCACTTTGTTTAAATTGTAGGTGTTAATTTGTGAGCATTTAATATGTAACAGCCACATTATTATTAAACGGGCAATTATTTATCCGTAATGACTTATAACCAGAAAATGATAGAAACCCTCTCAGCTCTGGTGGAAACAAGCCTGAGCGTAATTTAATACTTTTTCATCTCTTGCCTTACTCCAGCTTTCCGTTTTGTCAGTTGGTTCGTTTATGCATTGTCAATATGTTAAAGCATCTGGTCGGATGAGATTGTAGAAACATTCCTGCTCATCTTTATGATGTTTTCGCCTTAAATGCTCATATCTTATTGATTTTTATGAGGTGAATATAATTTATTTGTGTGCGGTTTTGTTTCTGCCAGAAACATTAATTAATAATTATGTTGATTTTGACTATTCCTTGCTCAATCTAACTTTATTTCTCAGAATGTCCAACCTTATATATCCGTTTGCCTCACTAACAAAGCATTATGATTTATATAGTGATTTTTATATCTTAATTTTTTTATTTCTTATCGCTGACTAAATGCAATGTATTGACGCTAAAAAACGCACAGAAAGCGAACAAAAAAACAACCATCTTTTATAATTAATTGATTTTATTGAATTAAATATTTTTACGGTGTTAATTGTTGTATATTGATATTAATCACACATTTTTGTTCATTGTTGTGATGCAAATAAACTTATCCACACAACAAAAATTTAACCATTATGTTAACGTTTTTAACATGATATGTGTTTCTATATTGTTAATTCATATTTAACTATTTATTTACAACTCCATTGGTGGTTACATGTTTTGCAGGTACAAAAAAACCCGGCATTTGCCGGGTACGTTCTGCTGATGTTGTTTACACCATGCTACTGAAAGCCGTTTCTACCTCTGCCGCGCTCAACGTTGCTATATCCTGGTAAAGCGCTATTGCCTCCTGTGTTGTTTTACGACTTCCCATCAATATATTTTCACCTTCACGGCTAATCATTTCCACACGGTAAATATCAGGTTTTGCTTTCAGGTTTGTACACAATTGAAGTAATTTAAACAGGCACTCTCTTGGATACTTCTTTTGATACATTACATCATTATCTTTTATCGCTGACTTTGACATTTCCTACCCTCTGACCTGTAAATATTCTTCTATTGAGTTGGTTAATACTTTTCTCATTGATGCAAATGGAGGTGATTGCAAATAAACACTAGGTACGTCTTTGACTGCATGATTGAGGATTAATTCAGTTGCGAGGTAATCCTCACCACGAACAGCAGCAGAAGTGCGAAATAGTTTTCGCAAGTCATGACAACGCCACTTTATACCCGCGCGAGAAATCGTAGTTACCAACGTATTGTATTTAATTTCTGTCCCCCCTATTACACCTAACCATTCATCAATTAGCGGAATATACTTAACCGGAAGCGGCAAAAGCAGGTCAGAATGCGTCTTTGTGCAACGGTCTGGAATAAACAACCTACCACTTGCGATAAGTGAATTACGAGACAGTGAAAGTGTTTCTGATGCCCTTAATCCAAAACACAGCATCAGTCTCGTAGCCGTTCTGTATGGTTCGCGTAGGGATTCGATATCACGAACAACGGCGGCATATTCATCAATACTTACGCGTGCTGGTCTGCTTAGGACTCTATGGCGTTTAATCCTCTTACCAATCACTCTTGCTGCGGTACGCATAGCCTCCAGCATTCTACCCAATGAACCGGGTGCGGCTGGCTTGAATTTGATATCAGCATGAATCACCCAGGCAACTACAGCAGCAACACAATCAATTCGCTGGCGAACAGTGGACGCTGCCAGACCATTATCAATGCATCTTTCGGCATACCTTACCCATGTATCTGGCACACTTGCAGCACGCACCCCTAAAGAAAGGACAGGCTCTAGCATTCTGACAGCGTGACGCTCGTTGATGATTGTTTTCTCACGCAAACTGACCGCCTTAGCGCGATGGTCAACCATAATCAACAAATCACTCAGCATTAATACCCCCTTTATTTAAAGCTGACGCAGCAGTTATCATCGCCTGATAAATACGCCTAAATTTACCCCTGTCTGTACCTTTCATGGCGAAATGACCTTGAACCATCATTTGGCGCGTTGGTTCCTTTGGCACCATTACCCAGCCATCCGGCACTACCGGCATTGGCTGCTCTTTGATATGCAGCCGCGGCTCGCCGTCTTTCGGCTCCGGCCACTGGCGAGTTTTGTTTATCTCCAGCTTTTCAATCATCACCCTCGTAATGAACTCGTCGGAGAGTCCCATGCGTCGTTGAGCATCCCACAATAAAAACTGCATATCGGCCCATTCAAGCGGGTCTGATGGGTCGGCAGCGGCCTCTAATGCTTCTTTCGAGAGGTGTTTCAGCGGACCGATGGGGCCAACATTGCCGAATGTAGCATCAGACCATTCGGCGTGCTCACGGCGAATACGTTCGCGTTCTGGCGCTGGCTCTTGGTTATCAGCCTTGCGGCGTTCCTGTATCTCTATCGCCATATCTCTGACCACTTCAGGCGTGGCCCAATCGTCATTCAGCTCGTCCCACAGCCTGAGCATATCGTCACTTTCAGGGTGAACATCATCGTTAGTTCCAGCCAGCGCCGATAATACTGCTTCGGCGGCATCGGCTATTTGCATTAGACGCTCGTCTGTTAGTTTGTTATTGGTCATTTAATCATCCCCCCTTTCGGCTTATGCCCTGGCGCGTAGCAATTCATGCGGTCTTTCGAAATTGTCCACCCCGCTAGCTTTATCTGGCGGTTTACTGCTGACTTATCCTCGCCAGAAAAATCGGCATATTTCGGCCTGCATTCCTCACCGCTTTGACAGCTATCACAATCACAGTAAAGATCAGCGCTGTAACCCTCAACGACCCCCATCACTCCCCCTTAACCTTGATGCCAGCGGCGCTCTCAAGTAATTCGTCAGCGGCCTGAATTTCAGGATGTTCGTCATAATCAGGCAGGTAGCGACGGGCTACTGCTGCAAGGCTATTTAGCACCTTGCGGTGTTCTGCTATGCGGTGTTCTGCGGCTTCCAGCTTCTTGTAGAGAGCATCCCAGCTTGTCGAGTTATCAAGAACCAGCTTTGTAACTCGCTCTTCACGAGATTTGTAATGATCCAGCTCATCCAGCAGCGCCAGCGCGACTTTCGGGTTAAATGCAGCAATAAATTCAGCGTTAGCCTCAGCATTCGGCTGACAATCAAACCCACCCCACTTAATAACGTTTTCACAGCGCTTATCTCGCGGGGTGTGGATAGAAAAAGTTTTAGTATCGATATCAGAAAATACCTTCCAGGGGCCTTTTGTCGCCTTCTCCGCCACTTCACGCAGCGCCTGTTTGTTGAGTGCTGTCATTTATCCCCCCTTACTGCCAGTGCGGTACGGATCGCATTCGCGATAGCAGCGTAAAAAGCTGCATCCTCATAATCCTGTTGTCCCGCCCACTCAAAAATAACGGCGGTAAATTTCATGTTGCTGATTACCGTTGATGTTGAATCGCTACGGGAATATAACGCCACCCATACACCCGGTTTAATTACCTTACTCTTAACAACCCCCAGCGCCGGAATTACTCCGCGAATGGCTGACGCATGGCGTTTTGCAGTATCTTTACTAACGTTTTCTCGTTCGCTGCGGTCAGCTACCAGCTTTAATCCCTCTTTGATAAGGTCACGGGATAAACGGCGCTCGCTTCTTCTGGTCTTAATTTTGTCCATTCAAATCACCTTTAGTAATCATCCATGCTGTTGCATTCGGGCTTAGACGAACCTCAGTTACCAACCCACGTGAAGCCATATTTTTTAATTTCTGACGAATGTCATACTGGAGAATTACTTTATCTGGGTGAATACGGCACACGGCCTCTCGAATGAAACTGGTATGCATTTTCTGCTCTTTCAGTTTTGGGCTTGTCCACCTCTGGAAAGCGTCGAAAATATCTTTATCTGTAATGATGTAACGGCGCATAGCCACCTACCTATTTGTCTTTTCTTCAATAATCGGAAAATCTATGCCAATACGTAACGCAGCGGCGGTATTAAATATCAATCTCATACGAGGCGTAGCCTCAAGCCCTTCAATCCTACGAATGGTTGAGCGCATCACATCAACCAGCTCGGCAAATTCTGTTTTATCCATGCCTAATTCACGGCGTAAATCTCCGCTAATAAGCTTGTCTGTTAATTGACCTATGGTCATACGGCGCTTTTCTGCCATAACTTTTTTTACTGTTTCATTCTTCAT